GTCAAGTTGAGTGGGCGATAATTACACCAAATCATTATTCTCAAAATGTGTCCAGAATATTGGTTGATATGAGAGAATTCGATGCGACTAATACACCTGAAAAAATAAAGTCACTCCAATTATTTGATTTGTATGTTGGACCTGTAGAATTTGTTTCGAAGGACGCAACTTGGGCGACATTTAGAATACCATCTGGTATATCTTCAATAGGCACGTCAACTTACACACCATACATAAGAAATATCAATGGAGGTCCAGACTTTGGGTTAAGGGCGGAATTTACATTTAATGACTCACCATCAAATTCTTGGGGAGCTATAACAACAACTAATTGGAATTCTTTTGATTTCCCTAAAACTTATATTAAAACAGGGACAATAGGAACTAACACGGTTGTAGACCTGAAATATCTTTTATGGGGAGATGTGAATCGTTCTCACTCATCACAAGTTGTTGTTAGTAATAATGGAGTTGCATCTGTAGTTAGTAGAGCCCTAAATAGTTTGAAGTCGAACACGACATTCAGAAATATGGCAACAGAATCATTCATCAATACTCCAAATGATGTTCCATCAATAGATGTAAATCTATCTAATTTGACTGTGACATCGAATAATATTGAAATCCCTATAAGTGTAACGACAAATGGAAATCCTGTTACAGGACTACAATTTGAATTTGATTACGACCCAACGAAGATAAAGTTTGAGGAGTTTTTCCCAAATGTACCAAATACATGGTACTTGTTTGTTAACTCTGTTGACGGTAAAGTCAAATTTGGGGGAATAGACCCAAATGAAAAAACTCCAGTAACTGGAACGGCAATTCCATTCAAATTGAAATTTTCAACAATTGGTAATGGTGTTGATATTTTGACTTCCATCAAAGTATCTTCCACTATGGATGCTAACACAATCAAGGGTTCTCAATTAGGAATAAAATTGAATACAACTCAAATAAAATTAACGGGATATAATAATTTCTAACATGAAAAAAATATTATCAATACTAATTTTCTCAGTTCTCTTTTTACAAGGATGTTTCAACCCTTACTACGATGAAATGCCGGAAATTGATTTAGGGGCTAAATCAACTTCTACAAACATAAAATCTGTTTTTCAGAATGGAAACATAGTGTTTATAGAGTTCGAAACAACTGTCGGATCAAAATATTCAGTACAAATAATACCTTTTGGTCAAGAAATACCAATAAAAAAAGAAGGCTTCACGGCAGTTGACACAACCACAAAAAGGGTATATAATTTAACAGAAGAACCAAAAGGGTATTATGACTTGGTTTTTTTGGACATTTCGGGGAAAGATATAAAATATCCGTTAATTATTAAATAAAATAAATAAACTAAATAATAATACCATGAGTGAAGAAACAGAAAACCATAATGACGGAACTTGGTCAGGATTGAAAAAGACAATTATCGGATTGTTAACTACGGCAGTGTTGGGTGCCGGGGGAGTTATTACAAATAAATTGATTAACGGTGGTGAAGAAGAAGTTGTAGCCCCTGTTCAACAACAAACTCCAATTATTATTAACAACAATAACCAACAACAACAATCTGGTGGTGACAAAACTGTAATCATCAGAGAAAAATCAAGTCAACCAGCATCACAACCCGCAGCGACGGATAAACCTAATAAAAAAGAAGGAGACGAGTTCAAAGAAACCGCTCCAAAATGGTAAATATGGAACAATTTTTAAGTTTTATGGTATTCCTCACATTGTTGATGGTATCCATGTTTGTATTTTATTCACCATCATTGTATTTGTTAATCTTCTTCGGAGGTGCGACTTACTTGATGTTGAGAGGTAAGAAAAAGGGTTGGGCTTGGCCAAAGAGACCTTAATAAACACATAATACAATTGAGGTTTAATATGAAAAAATTTATTTTATCGTCGATATTTGCACTAATAGTACAAATATCAGCGTTTTCTCAAACTGTAGGAAGTACAAAAACTGAACAATACAAGGCATCGTTTGAAACTGCAATTGATATAAGTCAATTCATGGATTATGAAGGAAAACAAATTCCAATTCAAATTCTTAAAGCAGGTATTTCAGATGAAATGTATGAGATGTATCCTGAACTAAAAGAAAAAAGAGTTGGTTTAGGTGTTGCGAACATTTCTATGGAATATCTTGAGAATCTTAACAGGTTCAAATTTACTGAAGATAAGACGGAAATTAAAAACCGAATGGTTAAGCAATTCCAAGCGTCTCAGGCAGGAATTTCTGAAAACCAATTAGATGGTTTCGGTAAAATCAATTTGGCAGAATATTTTGTAACCATTGAATGTTATGATTACTCCATTTCAGAAGATGAAACTGTAAATCTGAAAGATGGTGTGAAAAATATGATGGTTACCCGTATTGGTCTACAAGTTAGATTTACAAATGCGGAAACTGGTGTTGTATTCGGAGCATCAGGACTTGGAGAAGCAGTTACAACAAGAGAATTAACACTTCTATCAGACGCAACAGTCGATCCAGTGAAGTTTAATCAATCTACAATATCTATCGCAACAAAAAAGGCACTTGACATTGCTTGTGCCAGAATCTTAGATAGAATGATTAAAAAAGGGATATTCACAGAATAAAATATTTGGAAACCGATGAAAATTGAAAAGTTTGAAAATATTTTTAATGTTATTATTCATGGTATTAGTTTACCACGAATCACAGGGGCAAGTTGTTACACAAACATACATTGACCCCTGTGATTCAAAAACTTATGTGGTATCTATACCCATACAATCTAATACTGGTGTTTTAGTTATAGTCAGAAACAAATCCAAAGTATTCACTTATCAACAATTCACCTCAGGGGAAGTAACCATTTGGATTAACGGAATTTTTTCAACACCATGTCCCGCAAATGCGGTAGTAACCCAAACTGTCACACAAACTGTATCACAAGCCGCAGCCAACGCAGCGTCGTCAGCTGCCTCATCTGCGGCATCTTCCGCCGCTTCATCATCGGCAGCAAGTTCAACACCAACATCCTCATCGAGTTCATCATCACAATCTTCTTCAGGGGAGTCATCTTCTTCAAGTAGTAGTGAATCAGGATCGAGTGAGTCAAGTTCAAGTGAGTCGAGTTCTGAGGGTAGTTCTGAAGAAGGTGGAGATTCGGGAGAAAGTGAAGATGATAATTCAGATGGCAAAGGGAAAGGTGATAAAAAGAAAGTCGGACCAGTAAACCCAATGTTGGTTTCCTCGGACCTGACAACCGCACAGGGACCCGATTTGAAATATAGCGCCATCGCCTCCTTTGGTCTTAGTCAATCATCATTAGCGGGAAATGAAACTTGGGGTGCAAACGCCATGATTTGGAGTACCTTAGACCAATTTGCTTTGGGTGGGGGATATACAAAAATGAATTTTCAACAAGGGAAATTAAACCAAATCCACTCTTATTCATTCACCGCAGCTTACTTAGATGGAACTTATATGGGATTACTTGGATACACAAATATTAAACCAAGTGAAAAATATGGTACCTATGGATATAACGTTGGTTTAATAACTTTATTGTTGAAAGATACTGAAATTAATACCGAAACAAGAACAATTAAAAGAGTATTCAACTTATCTCTTGCCACCTCAGCGGTTGTATTTTGGACAAAACCATATGTCGTAAATACCAAACTCACATTATCTCCTCAAGTATTCTTAATGAACTCACCAATTTCATATAACCCTAAAACAGGTGAGTCAACGGTGAATAGACAATTTTCTTTCTTAGTCGGTTCCTCATTTGACTATAAAATAAGTAAACGATTCGGACTAAGCCTAAACTACCGAGCATTGGGTAACTCAAGTTCTCCAATTCTTAGTAATTTCTTGATTGGTTCAAGATTAATGTTATAACAATATGAAAAAGATATTTGACATCAGACACATAGTAATACTCATAATGGTGGGTGTAATAATCTTCTTACAATTTTTCGTTCCTCCACAAATCGAAATAGAAGAAAAATTGGTTTATGATACAATACCTCAGGAGGTTATTTATGAAGTGGAGGTTGAAGTACCATATGAGGTTGAAGTAGATAAAATTGTTGAGGTGCCAGCACCAACTCCATTAGTCGACACCGCATTTATTCTCAAAAATTTTTACTTGAAAAATTTCGTACAGGATACAATAATGTTGAGTAATAATCAGGGGGTTATATATTTGTTTGACACCATTTCACAAAATAACGTTGTTTCAAGAAAGTTTACGGCAAATGTAAAACCCAAGATTGTTAGGGAACCAGCACCTGAACCACCAAAAGTTAGAAACCAAGTTTATGTGGGATTGAACGGAGCCTTGAGTCATCAAGATTGGGTTAACTCACTTGGAACAAGTATATTGTTAAAAACAAAAGATGACAAAGTGTTCCAACTTGGCGGAGGAGTGGCAAATCGAACATTCGATGGTGTTACAGGTAAATTTTACCCATATGTAACAGGAGGAGTGTATTGGAAGTTAAAATTTAATAGAGAGTAGGAGTATTTATAAGAAATAACAACCCGATGGATTTAAGAGAACTTATCAAAGAAACATTAGAAGAACATTTGAACAAATCTTTAATTATTAAAGAATCTGTTGAAGTTTCACAGTCATTGAAATATCACGTTGATAATGAGTTAACTTTAACTAATAATATTTTCCGTGCATACTCTGAAAGTTATTTTGATTTGGTGAATGAAGTTAGAAAATTGTGGGAAGAAGGGAAAATTGACCTTAACGAAGAAGATACTTTGATGGTGGAATCAGATTTGGGTAAAAAAGTATCAATCAAAGGTAAATTAATTTATCTTGATGCTCCATTCATTTACGAGGATGAGGAGGAAGAGGATGTTTTGGAAGAGGCAAAACACAGAGGTAAAAATGTGAAGTTAAATAAACCATTCAGAACTTCAGGTGGTCCAAAAAAATTCTCAGTTTATGTAAAATCAAAAAGTGGTGGAATTAAAAAAGTATCTTTTGGAGACCCGAATTTGAGAGTTAGAAATGCTAACAAAGGAGCTGCCAAGTCATTCAGAGCAAGACATAAATGTGACCAAAAGAAAGATAGAACCACCGCAGGATATTGGAGCTGTAATGTTGGTAGATACGCCAAACAACTAGGTTTATCATCCTCAAATTCTTGGTAATGGATTTTCCGTTTGAACAAGTTGAAAAAAACGGTAAACTGATTAGGACGTTTACTACCGATGTTGAAGTTGAAGAACTTAAATGGCATCAAGACCTTAAGGATAGAAATGTTACAGTAATAGAAGATGGTGGATGGTCATTCCAAATGGAAAATGAACTGCCAGTCAAATTGTTTAAGTCCAGTCAAATTCACATTCCTAAATTTGTTTGGCACAGAGTCATAAAAGGACCGGACCAATTAGTGGTCGAAATTGAAGAATTAGAATAGAATGGAACCATCAGATAAGTTGTGGAATAGAATAAATGAATTTTTGGAGAATCATATATTCCAAATTGATTCGGATTATAATTTCGATACAAATTTCAAAATAAAACTAACAGGAACCAAAAACTATATTACGATTGGACAAGAAACAAAATTTATTCAATATACTTTGTATATCTTACCATCTAACAAACAGTCCGATTTATACTTTAGTATGTTCAAGAAACACACAGGTGAAGAAATAGATATTTCAACCACATCTACCATTTACGAAGTAATTAGGTATAAAATTGATAAGTTATTAAATCGTTTTTTGGAATTGTTTGGAGTAGACGAATACGTGATTTGTACAAAAGTAATTAATTTGGTCGAACTGGAAGATTAACTTATTTTAATTTCTCTAAAACTCTCTTAACTGTTTCTGTTAACGCCTGAGAACTCATCAATACAACACCTGATGCAATCAATCTTTCCGCAATCAAAATTGCCGCCTCATCGATATCTTGTGTTTCCATAATAACAGATTGAATGTCTGTAATAATAGGAATCATGAAACTATATGCTATGGTGTCTATAAATGATGAGGAACCAGTACCCACAGAGGACATAAAATTTAAGAACGCTTCTTTCAACTGACTTCCTTTTCTTAATCCAACTTTGAAAATTTCTTCCAATCCCTCTTCTTTGATTACTGAAAATAATTTCATGGACGGTCTTTTAGTTTCAAAAAATAATGAAAATGCTAAACCGGCTAAAACCAACATTCTTTGGTCTTCAGTTAAATCGAAATTTTGATTCCTTAAAAATTGGTCTAATGGAATCACCATTCCACCCACAGCAGTACCCCAAGTTAGAAGCATTCTTAAATTAATGCCGTACGATTTGAATGCCCGATTTACAATTTGTTTTGTAAATGTATTCAATTGTTTCATGTAGTTTCCAAGCATCGATTTTTCTTCTTCAGTAAGAAGTGCTCTTAGTTGAGATTCTGTAATTAAAAATTCCATATAACAATAAATATATTACTTATATTTATTGTTATGAAAGGAACGTTGAATCCACCGTTAAAAGTCGGAGATAAAATTATATGTTATCACATGGAAGGAGAACTTGGAGTTCCTCCAGGAACATCAGGTAGAGTTACTAGTATTTCAAAAGATCCATTTGAGTTTGATTCGGATGAACAAATTATCGGTGTCGATTGGGAGAATGGAAGTAAACTAAGTATGATTAGTTCTACAGATGCTTGGAAAAAAATTAGTGAATAACGAGGGGAAGATTTAATCTTCCCTCCCGTAGTCATCTTCTATTCTGACGATATCATCTTCTCCAAAATAATCACCAACCTGAACCTCGATAAAAATTAGAGGTTCTTCTTGTTCATTCATTATCCTATGCTTTGACCCCAAAGGAATATGAATTGATTCTCCTTGATTTCTGAAAACTTTTTCATCATCCAAGATTATTGTTGCCGATCCTTGAACAATTGTCCAATATTCTTTTCGTTGATTGTGATATTGATAGGACAATCTCTGTCCTGAATTAACAGTAATTTGTTTAACTTTTGTGTACGATTCATCTAATAGGATTTCGTAAAATCCCCAAGGTCTTAATTCTTTCATGAAAATGTGTGAAATGATTCTATTTTTAGAAATGTTTTACCATTTGAGTTATCAAGTATTTTTTCTATATCTAAAATTGCTGTTTCCTTATCGCTGTATTTTTTACAAAATAATATTCCTTTGAAATATCCTAATCCGTCATAATATCCTTTATCGTATGGATTATAAATGACAAATACTTCTCTAACTTTTTTCATTTTTTAACCAATAATCTCCGTTTATATAATCGTTTATAGTTTTTTGTGGAAGTTTGGATTTGAATATTGCGTTCATTTTTCCTTTCGAATTATAATGGAATACCCAAGGCCAACCACATTTGCAATTTGCTTTCGAATCTTCCATATTATAATTTTATGTTTGTAATTGGAAGTATTCGTCAATACTTTTATTTGTTTGGTAATTTAATTTTTCTATCTCATTTGATAAACTTTTCAAGAATTCTTCAGACCAAAAACCCCAAGTCCTATCTTTTGACGGTTCATAATAAAAAAATCCATCAAAGTTGACAAATAACCCTACAACAATACCTGTTGATTGTAAACTTATTTCATAAGTTCTATTTTTTATTTTTTCTGTAACCTTTAACATTTATTTGAAGTTAATAACAATTTTAGTTCCGTAATCATCTATTTTATATCCACTCCATCTATTATCAAGAGCAAAGTATTTTTTGAAGTTGAATATTATTATTTCTTTACCCTTATGATAAGATACTAAAGAATTTAGTGCGTAATCTAATGAATATCCACCTTCCAATTTATGTTCGAGGATAAGTTCTGCAATATCTGGTTCGACATCAGTACTAAGTAAAATAACAACTTGCATAACTCAATTTGACAATGGTGCTTTGATGGTTGGATGTGACTGATAATTCAATAATTCAAAACATTCTGGTCTATAAGACATGATTTTTTCAATGAATGTTTTTTCTCCCAAATGTTCTTTTACTTTTTCATGTTGGTACCAATTTCTTTCCGTGATTTGAACTTGTGGCAAATCGTAAGGTCTCCTATACAATTGTTCTTTCGCCTGTTCAATGTGGTTCGAATACAAATGAACATCACCTAAGTTTCCAATCAGTTCATCAGGAACCATATTGACTTCTTTAGCAATGATTTCAAGTAATAGTGCATAAGATGCAATATTGAATGGTAATCCTAAGAATGTATCAACCGAACGTTGATTCCACATTAGTGAGATTGCTCTCTTCGGAACATAATCCAATGGATCAAGATTTTTTGTATATCCCATCTTTTCATATACCCTAACTTGTTCTTCGATACTCAACTCTCTAGTATAAACTTGGAATCCATAATGACAAGGTGGAAGTACCATTTGGTCTAACTCACCTACATTCCATGCGGAAACCATCATCCTTCTGCTATCTGGATTTGTTTTTAGTTCGTTGACTAGATTTATGATTTGGTCTATAGGTGGAACCATATCAAATGTTTCGGGACTTAATAGATTTATTTTCCAACTTCTCCATTGTTCACCATATATCGGCCCTAACTCACCCCACTTATTAGCAAACTCACTATTGGTTTTGATTTCTTTAATGAACTCTTCTTTTGATGGAACATCTTCGTAACCTAAGAAATTATTAGTATAGTTTTTATACGCATCTCCATCCCAAATATGACAATCATAATCCAATAAGAATTTGATATTGGTATCCCCACGTAGAAACCATAAGAGTTCCGTCACCATAGTTTTCCACGCCATCTTCTTTGTGGTAAGTAAAGGAAATCCCTCACTCATTTTATGACGGATTTGTCTACCAAAAACGGAAAGGGTTCCAGTTCCTGTTCTATCTTTTTTTTCTACTCCATTCTCTAAAATGTCTCCGAGTAGTTGTTGATACTGTCTTTCTATGTTCATTATTTATCAAAATCACTAAATTTTAATCCCCACATTAAAGAAACCATTCCCATTTCTCTTTCACATAAGGTTTTATTCCAACGAAATACTCGTTTCATATAATCCATACCCCACTTTTTCCATTCTTCATTTTGTTCCATGGTCATTGTCCATTGGGCATACCAATCGTCTTTTCTATCCTTAACATCATCGTAGGTTACTTGGTATCCTGCGATCTCAAACATTTTGTTGATTACATCTACAACAAATTGTTCTTGTTTCTGTTTTGTAGTCAATCGTTTTGTCATAATTTTATAGTTTACCAAATTGTTGGTGATTTTGTTGAATATAATTGGAAATGGAGAATCCTAACCAAATCTCTTTTAGAATAACCTTAATCTTTTGAATCATCTTTTTCATCTTCGTCTTCATCGAATAAATCATATCCTTTGTAATCAGGATGATTTTTATGCATGTAATCTATACCTCTTACCCACAGAACAGAAATAACTGGAAGTATTGAAAGTATGACCAAAATTGACAATAATATTTCAACTGATATAGTCATAAACATCTTCGTTTGTTTTATCCTTCAAATCATTATACTGTTTTACAAGTCGGTTTACATCACCCCAAATAATTTGGGCATTTGGGTCAATTTCCTTGATTTGTTCTACCAACTCCTTTTGTCTTCCTTGAGAAAAATATTCTCCTTCTATAGCATTTGCCAAATTATTAAGATGTTCAGGTGCAGTTATGAAAATTCTCAAATCATAATCTGTCCACTTTGTTTTATAATCATTCATCATGATTCCTTTGGTCAGTTTTACTTTCAAGTTATACAAAGTTTGGTTTCGAACTCTGATAATAGAATTATCGGCCCCAAACAAGTGCAAGAAACGAAGAAACCATCTTGGGCAACCTTTAGGTTTCGCTTCATAATCCATTGCTAGTACCAAAGGATACATTGCTTTGAATATAGGTCCGAGTTCTCTGTAAGGTACAGAACCCAAATATTTATACTTCTCGTAAAAATTTTCCGGAAAAAAAACCGCACGAATATCGTCCCAAGTGATATCCCTGGTATAAATCATTCCTTTTTTTCTACCTCTCCAAAATAGAAGGCTTTGTAGAAAATCCAAAGCTTTCTCATCAAAAGGTCTGTTGTCCTTGAATGGTCCGAATTTACTAGTTGTCTTCATATTGTTTAGGTAGTTTATTTTCTAATTTACTAATTTTTTTTCCAAATAACTTAAATATTTTGTATCTGATGTTTTCTACATGTCTCATCGCTATCCACTTTCCAACAACACTACCACCAACGTAAAATGGAATTACCCACCAATCACCTTCAAACAGAAGATCCAATGACCAATAAACTGACGCTAAGGAGATTAGATTGATGTAAATGGAATTGTACAACAATAAGCTCAACTTGTTCTCGTAAGTGTATTTTATCTCCAACACCTTAAAGATATTGAACATAATTTGAAACACCAAAACTAAAAGATAATATTTCATAATTTATTTTGGTTCTCCCATTCTTCGATAATGTAGTTTATGTTGTCTGAGAGGTGATCTTGCTTTGATAACCATTCAATGAATTCTTTAGTTCCCAAATCATAAGATTGTTCCATACATTTTTCAACCGAATTTCTATCAAAAAATCCAGTGTGTACAATGTGATTATCCAATATTTTTTCTAAACTCGGTTTCATGATTCTATTTCTTTTTGCCAAAATGGTTTACTATACTCAGGTCTGATTAATTTCCATATAAATGGAGAAACGTCTTTCCCGTTCAACATACTGAATAATATTGATGGATGTTCATATCTTTTCGCATTCTCAGCAAAATCCTTTGTGTCTAAATTTTTGGATTTCAGTTCATTGAATATCTCAGTGTAATCTTTGAGTATATTTTCATATCTGATAACCAAATCTTTAACCGTAGTTTTTACCCAAGAATCAAATTCATCAGGAACTCTATCCAACAACACATTCAAATCCTTATTGTCTTTCAAATATTCCCAAATGTCCACATTTGAAAACTCAGTCAATAATCTGTGAAGATAAACGTAATCTTCACCCTTTATTTTCATTCTAAGACCACTTCTGAATTTAACAACATAACCCTCCCTTTCTTTGGAGATAGAGGATTTGAGGTTCTTATAATCTTGAATTCCGTCGTATTTTTTGATTACAGGTAATCCCGTTTCTTTGTTTATCAATAATAATGAATCATGTTCGAGTTCTTTACCATTAGCATTACTAATCATCGACAAAACAACCAAAGATTCATCATTACCGTAATCACATACAATTCTATTCTGAGGGTAGATGATTTCGACTAAAGTAGTATATCCTTTCGGGATAGGCTCCACATTATACTTCTCATCTAATATTTGCCTTGCCCTTATTGATTGTGAAGAAGTAAATGACCCTTTACTAGCGATAATCCATTTACCTTGATACCAAAATAAAATACCCAAAGACCCATCAAGTTTTTCATATACTTCAAAATCTTCGTTGGGAATTTCAGAGGGAGTATGTTCCTCCAAATTGAAAAACTTATCAAATGATTTTGCTATCACATTACCTTGATTGTCCAAAATTAATCCCCTACAACTTTTGGTGATATTATCCCACAATTTTTCGTATTGGGTTTTCCTGGTGTAGTTGTAAATAGACAAAGAAAGGGTCGGATGGTCATTTTTGACCACCAAACCCTTTTCTATGTAATCATTCAATATGTTTAAGTCGAAGTTCATTTTTTTTCAGTATTCTCAAAGGTACTAAAAAAAATGGAATTAAACTAAAAAAATTTTTAATTTAATTTTGAATTAACATGTTTGTATTTGAAATTGGAAATCTAGCAACAGGTACTCTGATTTCTCCTTCTTCACTTGCTTGTTTAATCATGACTTCGTAATAGGTTTCCAAAACTTTTACTGTTGGAACGTCTTTGAAAGTATAAAGAATTTTTGAATGATGTTCTCCTTCGTAAACTACGACGGATTTGGTTTTTGTGTTAAAAACTAGTGTTTGTAGTGTCATATTTTTTTATTTTAGTAATATTGTTTTTGTATAACTATTCCGTAAGCAAAATTATAAAAAGAAACATTAAGACCAAAGGCTGGAGTGTTTACTCCTGATTCCAAGAAGTAATATTGATCATACCAAATAGATATACAGGGAATTAACCAATATTTTCCCGGAACTTTTCTAAGTTTACTGTGATTTACTTTCCATTTCATATTGTTCTTTTTTATAAAGATAAGAAAAAATTACTCAGAAACCAAAAATACTGGATTTTGTTCACCAGCATAAAGCCCGATGATGTTATAATCAAAAAATTCCATCGCTTCAGTCATAGTCATTAAATCTCTTTCACATAAAATGTTAAGGATTTTGTTTTTGGAATAAAGGATACGAGGACCGTTACCGAATTCCTCAACAATACCAATTATGGCTTCATCAAGCCCATCTAAGATGATGGCACCTTCGGCGTATTCGTGGATATCGTAGTCGTTGATTGTCATAGTAGTTAAAGAACAAGTGAGCCCGTAAAATGAGGCGATAAATAAATTACCAAGATACTATCGGATGAAAATACGGATCTCACTTGTGTATTACAATAATAGATTTTGTACTTAAGATTGTCAAATGAAAAAAATGAAAAAATAAAAGTATTTATAAATAAAACTATTAGTTATGAGAGGATACTTTGGATTAGGACAGTTGTCTGCTGCTGAGAAGTCAGATATTTTAGACCAACACAAAAGTTTGTATAATGGATACCAAACAATGCAACCACAGGTGTCTAACACCCAACCTTTATACACTTACGATTTCGCAGGTGATAAAGACGGAATGGTTGTGAACAACAAAGGTGAAGTAAAGAAATATACAAATATGGGAATTAACGAACAAGTTGAATCCAAAGAAATGTGTGAGCAATGTGGAGGTCGAATGACCGAAGGTATTTGTGAACAATGTGCTGGTACAGAAATGGAAGAAGGTGTTGGAAAATTAGACGACATCTATAACGTTAAGGATTTAGGCGATAATGATTTTGACTATGTTGAAGGTGGTGGTAATGATTATGGTACATTTGAAAAAATGCACCACATGAAAAAAATAAAATCAGAAGGTGAATATGAAGACCCTGATAATGAAGATGACGGGTTTGAAGATATCCAAGCAGGTGAAGAAATGGATGAAGATGATACAGACGGAAAACCTTATGAGATGGGTAAAAGAGGTATGAAAGCATCCCGAGCAAGAGCGTCATTCATTCCAACACCACAAGAAAATGAAATTCTGAATAACTTGTTTGGACAATATGGAGAAGACATTCCACCAATTGTAATCAGATACTTAAGAAAATTACCAAGAAAAACATTATTGAACCGTTTAGTTAGAGTAGGTCTTATTGATAAAGATTTATTACAAGGAAGAGAAACTATTGACGAACAAGGTTATACAGGAGGTGGAAACGCACCTGATATGGATATAAGCAATATTAAATC